CCATCTGGTGGTACATGATCTACACATATATGTCCAAAGTCTACGTTTGCTGGCAGTGTGCCTGCAATTTTCATGTTGTATAAATTTGTACATATGGTTGTGATATCAGGAATCTCAGGTATAGTGATTGGTACGTTTATAATTGGTCCACCTGGTGGTGTAAATGGTGGATACACAACATTTGAATCAGGTATATTTACATTACCTACAATATTACCTGTATCATCAACAACGTTTGCATTGCCTCCTAAAGGATCATCTATAACAATAATATTACCATTAATAATGTTTGAAATATTACCATAATCTACATTACCATATATGCCTGTCCACCAATTAGGTATACCAGGTGCATTCTCTGGTGCTAAACTTTGTACAACTTCATGTGTGTACACTGAATCATCATATTCTAATGCAGTAATTCCTACTCTTAACATACCTGCTTCATCTTCTTTTTCAGTAACACGCATAACTCTAAACAGTTTGTCACTGAAGCCATATGTGCTTTCTGTAACTTTGACAATATCACCTACATCTACTTGTATTGCACTGTAATCAGCATCAAATGTTATAGCAGTGTCAAATCTACTTTGACGTAAATCAATGTTTGCAAGGTTTTTGGCTCTTGGTGCATCATTGATCAAATTATATCTTATGTTAAGACCATTATCTGGTTCATTAGTTTGTCTATCTCCTGCAGGAGTGCTTACTATAACAGTTGATGTTTGGTCTTTTTGGTTTACAGCAGGATATTCTGCTTCAATGCTGTTGTAGTAACTGTATAATTCAGTACTACCAATATCAATTTTACTTACTATGTTGTCATTGTTAAACACAAATGCCGCGGCTTTCTCTGCTGTTGTGGCTTCTCTGTTTGGTACAACTTTAAACTTACCACCTTTAGGATCATATGTAAAGAATGTGCTACTGCTAGTACAAATTCTGTCAATGTTGTCTTTTACAGGTTGATATGTACTCAACACACCATCAATTTGCCATCTGTCATGATATGCACTTACATTTGCTGTTGTTGTGTATTCTACATTACCATAAGTACCTAAAATATTTGATGCTTCCCACATGTCATCAATAGAATCTGTATCAATTAGTGCATTTGATATGCCTGCACCATATCTGTCATTGGTCATATAGTCTAACAACACGTTTGCAGGTGATGTTAAAGTGTTTGTGATATCAAATGTTATAGTACCTAAGCCTGTTAAGCCATTCTCAGGATCATAATCCATTTCAAATATAGCATACACTAAATCTTCATAATTTGTTGTGGCATCAATAGTGGTCATTAATGTCTGTGCGGCTACTGGTGTTCCTGTTGTAGGGAATATTTGATTTACACTACTCTGTGCGTTACCGGCATATACTCTACAACGCATTTTACCATTAACATTTGTGCTACTTGTTGCGTTTGGATCTGTTATACTGGTTACAATGTTGTTTGTGAAGTTAAGTTTTGCATCACCTCTGTATATGTCATTGATACTGTATGAACCTGTATCTGTTTTTTCACCAATAACCATACAATAAACCATGGTATTGTTTTGATTTTTAATTTCAGCATCTACGGCTATGGCACCTGTAAACACTCTACCATAGAACACAGGTACTCTGTTGTCAGTGCTTGGGTCTAATTGTACTTTTACACCTGGATCTTTTTGTGCTTGTATGCTGGGAACACTTGGGCCTAATGCTTTTGCTGTTGCTATTGCAAGACCACCTGCTACAAGACTGGTTACAACACCTAAAGTACTAATTGTACCAGCGGCAAGTCCTGTTGCCGCGGCAAATGCCGCACTAAAACCACCAGTTACAAAAAGACCTGTAATTGCACTTGCTATTGCTGTAAAAACTGCCATTAATTTACTCCCTCATACAGATAATTGCGTTCTATTGGCTTCCAACCACGTTTTTCTAAGTTAAAATCTGGAGAAATTTCCATGCATGTAAGGGTAAATCCGTCTATAACACCTGCATCTTGCATTTTTTCACCATATTCTATGTATTTTTTCAATAATTTATATCCTAATGTGCTGTTTCTAGCACAAGGTTCAACCCACCATGCTATTTCTCTCATGGTTTTTACATGTGGCAACCATGGATCAGGTGTTATTGCACCAATCAACATACCTTCTATTTGGCTATCTTGTTCTCCTAAAACTATCACCCCGTTTTGTGTTAGTCCTACTAATAAATTTCTCACATATTGATCATTGTATTGTGGATTATGATGTGGTTTGTAAGGTGATGAATTAGCAAAGTTAATCATCATCTCCATAATTCTGTCAAAATCCTGTATATCTGCACGTCTTATCATATCTTTATCTCAACTGTTGGTTTCTACCACCACCGCCTCCACGGTCACGGCCACCTCCGCCGCCTCTACGGCCTCCACCACCACCAGAGCCACCAGTGCCATTAAACTCTCTACCAAAGTCAAACTGTACAAATTGTAAGTCTGGTACTCTTTTAAATGTTTGGTCACCTGGAAATACTCTGTCTCTGTCTATTGGTGATGTTCTTTGTCCACTTGTTTTGTTTTCTAACACTGTTACAATGCTACTACAACTAACACTAACTGAATTTGTTCTTATGCCTTCTAGTATGTCTACATCTTCTTCAATTGCAAAGTTAGTGATTACACCTTTGAATCTTTGAAACACATTTGCACTGTCTAATGTGAGATCATCATTAAAGAATCCTCTGTACACAACAACTTCTCCACCTTTTACAGGTGAACCTAATATAAGACTGATATAATCATTGTCACTGGGTATACCATTTAATCTTAAACCTATATCACCGTTAGTTGTTTTGATATCTTCTTGTATTTCACCTAGTTGTAAGAAAGCACCCAATTCTGTATATGTATTTGAATTGTATGTAATGGGTTTATAAGCACTGCTTATATAGTATGTGGTATTGCCTAATGTGAGATCTATAAACATTGCATGTTTTATGTGATCTTCTTGTACCGGTGCTATGGTTCTAGCCATTATCCGTCCTCTTTTCTTATAACTTCAATTAATTCAAAATCTTCATCAAATGCAATTCTATCATGAGGTATGATTGAATAATTTGGTTTTACCAATAATTTCACACGCCAATCTACATCAACACCCACTGCAATATCTCTACTGCCCAATGTAAAACCATCTTGTGCTAGTACAGGTCTGTGTACTGGTACAGTGACATTTGATGCTGTTGAATGTGATACATCACTGGTAACTTGATATACATATCTACCATTTGTTGGTCCTATTTGTATAAAGTCACCTTTCTTAAATAAATTAGTACCTGTTCCTGCACTTGTGCAATTCAAATAAATGTTTGCACCATTGTATGCTGTAGCAGTTGTTGTAACACTGCCTATGCCACTGCTGTCACCTTGATATGCTGTGATGTAACTCAATCCACTGTTAGTACCACCAATATCAATTGTGGCTTCTTCAGTGATATCTAATGCATCTAAATCTTGTAGTAAATCTCTGTTTTCACTATACTTTAAACCTTGATGCATACCTATAGTAATTCTATAAGGATTGGCACTGGCTAATTCACTTGTAAGCAATCTACCACTACGTGATATACTTTGTGCGGCAACTTTTTTAGTGTTAAAAGTTATATAAGTTGCGTTATCTACTATTGTTTGTAAACTCATTATGCTGGCTGCCTCCTTTGTCCTACTCTAGATACTCTGTAAATAAATTCAGGATCTCTTGCTACTAATTGTTTGAAACTTGCGGCATCTACAGCATTGATGTTGTATGTAACTGCTGTGCCTCTACCACCCATCATGCCCATTTCATTGTTGTTAACTATTTGACCTGCTTGACTTGGTACAAATAGTTCTGGTCCTAATTCACCAACAACATATGGTTTATTACGCATAACTGGTCCACCACTTGCTCTCTTTGTGATGCTTTCAATACCACCTGTTTGTGTAAAGCCAATGTTATAACCAAACATACCAAAAATACTTTGTAGAATAGGTTGTATAACTGCAAGCCTAATTGCCTGTGCAATCATTTCTTTTACTATGGTTTTAAAGAAGTCTTTGAAGTTGCCTAATATGTCTTTGCCTTCCATTAATGATGTTGCTAGTCCATCTACTAGACCTTTAACAGCACTACCAAATTTACCTTCTAAATCTTCTTTGAGTGTTTTTACTGTCTCACCTACAGCATCTGCAGTGTCTTTGAGACCATTTTTAATTTCTTCATCCTTTGACACAAGACCATTTGCAATGTTTTCTGCTATGATTCTTGCTTCTTCATCTGCGGCAACACCTGCTTCTTGCAATGTGGTAATTAGGTTTTCTACCCAATCTGTTGCTGTTGTAGTTGGTACTGCTTCTCCTAGTCCTTCTAGTGCTTCTCCTACACCCTCTATGCCTTCTGTTCTTGCTTTGTTGGCCGCATTTTGTACATTGGTAAAGAAATCTTCAAGCATTGTGTTGCCTGTAGCCCAACTGACCAATCTACCTAACTGTTTGCCTAAAAATCCTACTGCTTCAATAACACCACCAATTGCTCTCACTGCATAATCCATAACAGTAACAATAATGTCACCAAAGTTGTCTCTGATTGCCACAGCAATACTGTTAAACACACTGCCTAACATATACAAGAAGTCTACAACCATTGCACCACCACGTAAGAATGCAAAGAAACCATTTACTACACCTTCACCAATTGTTTTGGCAAATGCAGTTATTGTTTCTTGGTTGTCATCAAATACTTTTACTAATTCATTAATGAATGCTGTT